TCATCTACAATGTATACAATTTCTGGCGGTGGTGGCGGTGGCAACGGTGGCGCTGGTTATACATCTGCATCTGGTCTTACCTTTACTACTATAAATCCATCAATATTAACATTTACTAGTCCATCACTATCACTCACACCAAATGATAATCGTGATGCAATTATTAGAACCAATCATAATGAAATAAATCTTGATAAATTATATAAAACTGTTATGATGATTGCAGATAAGATGATGATTATCGCAGATGATCCATATTTTACCGAAAAGTATCCTACGCTAAAGGATGCTTATGAACAATACCATACTTTACTTGAACTTTATAAAACAGAAGAATAGTTAAGTTTTTAAAGAAATAATTTAATTAGCAGCAACTGCTGCTGCAACTTGTTGAATTAATTCTTCGGTTCTATAGATATCAAGTGCACCTTCAATAATTTTTACAACTGCTTCTGTAGCCGCTGCTTGTTTATCTGCAGTTGATGGTGCTGTAGAATTTGTTACTGCAGATATAATTGTTGCAGTAACTGCAGCCGAATTAGTTATAATTTCAACATCTGACATTACAACTGAGGCAATCGCATTTACCACAACTGTAGCAACTTCTGTATCAGTAATTGCATCTGCTAAATGTTGATCTAAAACAACATCAAGAGCAACAACTGGAGCATTTGGTATATTTGAACTTGGCGCAAGTGAAACAACTGAATGTACTGCATAGGGTCTAACTTTTGGATTGAAATTTTTATCTGCAGGTGCTGAAACAATCGCAGCAATAAGTGGTTTTACATCGTCTAATGTCATGGTTGTTCCTTTAACTTGTATATTACTATTTAGAAGAATATTAAAAGAATATCTACACTTATATTTGTTATTTAATTTATAAAATTTATGTAATAAAACTTAATATATTGACTTATTTTTATAGGTTATATATACTTAACAATGAAAGGAAATATCTATGGCAACCAGAAACTTTAGTGCTGAAGAGCGCACAAAACTAAAACAATTAATGTCTGAAAGTATCTCTGTTATGACTGAAGTAGAAGTATTAACGGGTGGTCTTAATGATACTATTGCCGCTATTGCAGAAGAAATGATGATTAAACCAAATTTGCTTAAAAAAGCAATCAAGATGGCACAAAAACGTGACTTTGATAAGGCTCGCGAAGACCTTGACATGATTGAAAGCATTCTTAACAGCACTAGCAACTTGGATAACGAATAAAGAATGGCATATGTAGATGCATTGCTTGATCGGCAAAAAGAACGTGTATTTGTAGTTGAACGAGTAGATGGCAAACGTGTCTATAAAGATTATCCAATAAATTATGTATTTTACTATGAAGATGGTAATGGGAGTTTCAAAAGTATCTATGATACTCCTGTTCGCCGCGTGACTTGTCGTAGCAGCAAAGATTTTCGCAAAGAACTTGCAATACATAGCAATAAAAAAATATATGAAGCTGATCTTAATCAAACATTTCGTTGTTTAGAAGAAAACTATTTGGGCAAAGATTCGCCACACTTACAAACAGCATTCTTTGATATTGAAACGGACTTTGATAGTGTCCGTGGCTACAGCACCCCAGATGATCCATTTACCAAAATTACAGCAATTACTCTTTATCTTGATTGGCTTGACCAACTAATTACACTTGCTATGCCACCAAAAACCATGAGTATGGAAGAAGCAAATCGTATTGCATCACGTTTTGAAAATACTTTTATCTTTGACAGCGAACGTGAATTGCTACTTACTTTTCTAGAACTTATTGATGACGCTGATGTATTAAGCGGTTGGAACAGTGAAGGGTTTGATATTCCATACACGATCAATCGTGTTGCACGTGTATTAAGCAAAGATGATACTCGTCGTTTTTGTTTGTGGGATCAATTTCCTAAAGAACGTGAATATGAAAAGTATGGCAAAACAAGTAAAACATTTGATTTAGTTGGACGAGTTCATCTAGATTATATGTTATTATATCAAAAATACACATATGAAGAACGCCATAGTTATAGTCTCGATGCTATTGGTGAATATGAATTAAATGAACGAAAAACTGTGTACGAAGGGTCGCTTGACCAGTTATACAATCGTGACTATGAAACATTCATTGCATACTCTCGTCAAGACGTTGCACTTCTTAATAAATTAGATAAGAAACTACGCTTCCTTGATTTGGCAAACGAAATTGCGCATGATAATACAGTGTTGTTGCAAACTACAATGGGTGCAGTTGCAGTGACAGATCAAGCAATTATTAATGAAGCACATCGCCGTGGTATGGTTGTTCCTAATCGTCGCCCAAAAACTGAAGAGGTAAACACACAGGTTGCTGGTGCGTATGTTGCATATCCAAAAAAGGGCATTCACGAATGGATTGGTGCTATTGACATTAACTCACTGTATCCATCTACAATTCGTGCACTTAATATGGGACCAGAAACTATCATTGGTCAACTACGTCCAATCATGACGGAAGCACATCTTAAAGAAAAAGTAGACGATGGCAAAAGTTTTGCTGCTGCGTGGGAAGGTTTATTTGCTTCACTAGAATATGAAGCCGTTATGCGGCGTGATATTGGCACCGAAATTACTATTGACTGGCAAAATGGCAGCAGTGAAGTATTAAGTGCCGCACAAATATATGATATGATTTTTGACAACTATGCGCCATGGGCATTGAGTGCCAATGGAACTATTTTCAATCTTGAGCATCAAGGAATTATTCCAAGTTTGCTTGAGCGTTGGTATAGTGAGCGTAAAGAACTGCAAGCCAAGAAAAAAGACGCAAAAGATGCAAAAGAGATTGCATTCTGGGATAAACGTCAGTTGGTTAAGAAGATTAACTTGAACTCTCTATATGGTGCTATTCTTAACGCAGGTTGCCGTTTCTTTGACCAACGCATTGGACAAAGTACTACACTGTGCGGTCGCACAATTGCAAAGCATATGGATGCGACAGTTAATGAACTCATTACTGGTGAGTATGATCATGTTGGCAAATCAATCATCTATGGTGATACTGATTCTGTGTATTTTAGTGCGTGGCCAGTGATTAAAGAAGAAGTTGAAAGTGGTCGTATGGAGTGGAATAAAGAAATTTGTATTCAACTCTATGATAGTATTGGCGAGCGGGTAAACGAAACATTTCCAAAATTTATGTATGAAGCATTTCATACCACACCAGAACTTGGTTCTATTATTAAAGGTGGACGTGAACTTATTGCTTCTCGTGGATTGTTTATTACTAAGAAACGCTATGCTGTGTTAATTTTTGACCTTGAAAGTAAGAGATTAGATGTAGATGGCAAAACTGGCAAAGTTAAAGCTATGGGTCTTGATCTTAAACGGTCGGATACTCCAAAAATTGTACAAGATTTTCTTGCCGATATTTTAAAGAAAGTACTGGATGGTGCCGAGCGTGAACAAATTATTGAAGAGGTTCGCCAGTTTAAATATACGTTTAAGGACTTACCAAGTTGGGAAAAAGGAACCCCAAAACGTGTTAATAGGCTAACTTACTATGGTAATCTAGAAAAAAAACAAGGCAAGGCAAATATGCCAGGCCATGTTCGTGCGGCGATTAACTGGAATAATCTCCGCAAAATGCACAGTGATTCTCGTTCGCTTGAAATTGTAGACGGTATGAAAACTATTGTGTGTAAACTACGTGATAATCCGCTTGGGTTGACCAGTATTGGTTATCCAACTGATGAGTCACGCATTCCACAGTGGTTTAAGGATATGCCGTTTGATCAAGACCTAATGGAAGATACTATTGTTACACAAAAGGTAGAAAACCTACTTGATGTGCTGCATTGGGATATTACCAATACAACCAATATTACCAACACGTTTACTAGCCTGTTTGATTTTGAGGAATAATATGGAAGATTTAGAACCATTTGATTTGCGCACTAATGTAGATGACTTACAAGCATTTGATATGTATCAAAAAATACTTGATTTTAAAAAATTCTATACAAACTATGCAGAACATCAAGGAAACTATTCTAATACAATTCAAGCATTTGATAGATTATTGCGAGAACTTGACGATACATTAATATACGGAAAGTTACGAATGTTAGCTAAAAGTCGAGATTTAGCTGATAAATTAATTGGAAAAAATTTAGAATGGCGTCGTAATTTTGTTTCTGATAACAAACTAAAGAAACTTGATGTAAATGAATTAAGAGGATTAATTACTGCAAACATAGCCAGTAATTTACCCACTTTGGAACTTTTTCCAGGCGTGGGGCAATTTTTGCCATATGCCGTAGCTGGTGAGCCACTTTATGTTATTGATCGCTATATGGAAATTATTGATGAAGCAGCAGCCGTACTAAACAATGAATTTTATACAACAAGAAGATTAAGAAAATATGTAGTTTCAGATTACAATTTATCACAATTGCCCCAAGAATCATTTGGACTAGTTTATTGTTTCAATGAATTTTTTCAAGCAGATGAACAATACATTTATAATTGGGCTTGCGAAGTTTACAAATTATTAGAAAGTGGCGGAAAATTTATTTTTAACTTTTTACCATATGATCAACATTGGGCAATTAAAGCTACTTTTACAAAAATATATAGTGTTATTGATTATAAAAGTCTCATAGAAAAACTTAAAGATTTTGGTTATGAATTAGACAACTGTGAAATTAAAGAATTTTGTGCTAGTTATATTTGTATTAAAAAACCTGGCACTCTTGCTCCACGTATAAAAAATAGTGGAAGTATTGCAGAAATTATTGACATCTAAATTTATATAAACTATAATTAAACAAAGATAAAGGTGATACATGAAAGATTTTTTAACAGATATTGTTGCGCATACACAAGTACTTGGTGTTATTGACACAATTAAAATTACTGGCACAGATCAAAGTACAATTATTGAAAGCGTAAGCGATGATCGCAGCGTTATTCTTAATGCTACGTTTAATGCTGTAAATGCAGCATTTAGTGGTGTGTTTGGTATGCCAAACTTGACAAAACTCAATACTATTCTTAATATTCCTGAATATAGAGAAAATGAAACTATTACAGTTGTAACACAACAACGCAATGGTGATGCAGTACCAGTAGGACTGCATTTTGAAA